GCCCAATATATTAACGCTCATGGCAGGAGGCAGCTTCTCAGAAGGAACTACGAGAGCCCGTCCTTGCTCCAGCGCTTGGAAACGGCTGACAATGTCAGAATCGGACGACTTAAATTGAGAAAGATGAGCAGGGAGGAGACCCACACTCCTAATATGCTTCTTAATCAACGCCACAAACTTGTGAAGCTTCAAACAATATTTACGAGGGGAGTGGAAGCCGGCGATCGCGGTCACAGGGGCCCACAGAGAAGCAATCCGAAGAATCAGATCGCGCTCAAACAGGACCTTGTGACCACGAATAGTAGCATTACGAGCGTCAACGCGAGACATAGAAGGCGCCTCTGCAAACACATATGCAGGGACGTCCTCCTTAGCCATCTCGAGACACTCCGCTACCGAATCGCCAGCAACTCCACACACCCTCCACATGTTTGTCAGCTTCCGCGCCCAATCTCCTTTGTCCGTCAGAACGGCAAGGGTGATGGCGCGTTTCCATGTTTGCGTTGCCTTTCGGAAGCCATAATTAGGAGTAGGACCAGGGAATCCTCCCCCTCCAAGCTCACGGGGAAGGGTAGGTGGTATACCCAGATCTCTCAAGAGTCTAAACTCGGGCCTCAACGCTTTAGAAAGGAGGTACACCGTTTTACGAACACGATCCGACGACCACGCCGGAATTGCGGAAGAAATAGCCGGACCACTGACAGCCCACGTTGGAAGCTCACTATTAAGTGCGGAATGCATACCAGAGAAGTGACTTGGGTAAACCAAGGACTTCAGAGGCATCGCATCCACCATATGGTGAGCCTTCAAGGAGGTCAGGGTCTGGCCGATCCTTCCAGCAATCGTGTTCAACGGTGCTCTCTCCTGCACCAGATCAAGGACACATGCCTGCTCCGTAAACATGAGCAGACGATCCGATTCAAGGTGCTTCCCAGCGGACAGCCCAGAGCCAACTCTAGTGATCAAGTTCTGGTAGTGCCACTGGGCCAATTTAGGCATAATGGAAACCAAATCATCGCCACAGATTGCAAGGCGGAAGTAGTCTTCGACTCCCTTCCGGTCCCCAATCGCCAGGCGACAAGACGTCTCAGCAGCCCAAAGGTTAACCAGAGAAAGGATGAACCAAGACAATGGCAAGCCCATAAGGCAGCCACGCTTGGAAACAAACTCCTTCAGGAAACCTTCACGCTGAACGACGTCAGGGTATTCCATTACCATCGGCCCCAGCACCCACCTACCC